TCCGGTGCAATCTCAAGAAGAGAGTATATCTACTTGCAAGGAATGGATAAGTAAGTATAAGATCTCTCCGGAAGCCCATATCTATATCTGGTCTATAAATACTTACTCTGGAGCATACTCTAAAGGAATCGAAGATGCATTAGAACTATGTAGAACTCTAGGATTTAAACCAATAACAAATCTACTTTGGGTAAAATCTAGAGGGAATCCTACTCCATACGGATTAAGAGCATCTGAGTTATGTATTTTTGGCTCCAAGCATCGAAAAGGAGAACATAAAAAAGTTATGTATAAGGGGATTAATACAGATGATACAGTAGCCCTCCCTGGACTAGTAAAGTCTAGAGATTGGATCCACTCCGAGCGCAGAGAGCACAGCAGGAAGCCCGATAACTTCTATTCTCTAATTGAATCGAGAAGTAATGGCCCATATTTAGAACTCTATGGAAGAACTAAGAGAGAAGGCTGGACTACAGAAGGCAACGATACAAATAAATTCGAGGTGAAAAAATGACAATACTACAGATTATACTAATCTCTGCTATGGGAGGCTCCCTGCTGACTACTGGAGCAGTACTCGCTCTCGAGAACCGCTCTAAGAACTGGGAGAAGTTATCCACAGATCAAGCGGAAGTTATCAACAGCCTTGCAACGTTGCAGAACTCAATCCATAAGGAAGAACTCGATATCCGAAAGAGCCTTACTGCTCCAGATCTTATCGAGGTTCCCTGCTCTGCTGATTTTATATTTAAGAATGGAGAGGGACTCTGTAGAGAGATGTTCTGTAGACTCCAAACAAGAGAAGGAGATGGGGCTTCCCAATCGGAGTGCGAAGAGATCGCTAATCTGAATAACACTATCTCGATTCTCAGCGAGTGTAAGAATATGGAAATAGAGATAGATCAATGCTTAAAAGTACTCGATACTCGAAAGTAGAAGAGTATTGCGAGGTATGCGAGTGTATTCCCTGCGATTGCGATGGAGTCTGGGATGAATTTCGGATTATGGGTACAGTTAGAACTCATGAAGCACGAGAAGAGCCTTTCTTGGCTCGCTGGCAGGATAGGCTCGCATCCTTCTCTCTTGTGCAAGTGGAGGGCAGGATTATCGAACCCAAAAACAGAATACTTCTTCCTAGTATGCAAAGAGATATCCCTTCTGAGACAAGAACCGATAGAGGACACGATAAGAGAGGGAGCGAAAGCAATGGGGATTAAGTTCTAATGAGCATCCGGGATACTACAAAGAATCTAAGGAGATTAAGGAATCGAGCATCTAATAATCCGCTCGCTTATTTTTGTCCTACTCCTCCGCAGGAGGCTTGGCTGCGAGATCCAAGTAAAATTAAACTCTTGCTAGGTGGCAACCAAGTCGGGGTCTGGGGCCCTTGGATAATCTCCGAGGGCCCTAGACCAGTGACTACAGGAAAAACTTACGCTCAGACCGCAGAACTACTATATAGATGTCTAGGGAACCATCCGTATCTAGAGACAGATCCTCCTCCTATCCAGGCCTTCCTCATTACGCACTCTCACCAGCAGAGCATAACGATCCAAGAGAAACTCTATGCGATGTGTCCTAAGGATGCTCTCCATCCTTCCTGCGAGTTCGTACCCGGTAGAGGCTTTCGAGGGATCCATCCGGTAGTAAGATTTAATAATGGGAGCATGATACATATTAAGACTGCTAACCAAGGGCTCGGACTTGCTTCTGCTACGGTTGGATACGTTGCAATCGATGAGCCTGTATCTCAAGATGTATGGGGAGAACTTGCTGCTCGTGTTCTTCGAGGAGGAGCGGGAGGTACTACTGGGACTATTGGCATAACGATGACTCCAGTAGGACAGGATGTATCCTACTTGAAGCAGTTAGTAGATGAAGGGAGAGTTACTTGCCATAGGGCTCCCCTTACTGTAGAGAAAACTACTCCGAAGTATTGCAAGCCGATAATATCCCAATCACAGATAGATGCAATCTCCCAGACTTACCTCCCAATAGATAGAGCAGCGAGACTTAACGGAGATTGGGTAGTAGGTATTCCAGAGGGTAGAGTATTCGATCAGTTCTCCGAGGATATGATCTCTAAGGAATCTGCTCCGATGGGTAACTATTCCTTCTGCGTAGGAGTGGATCATGGTTCCCAGCCGAATGCTCAAGTAGCAATCTTAGCAGCGATAGAAATGAGCGATCCCTCTAAACCTTGGGTATATGTTCTCGATGAGTACGTAAGCGGAGGAGCACCTCCAGAAGCACATGCCAGAGCGATATTGGAGATGCTATCTAGAAACTCCATCGAGGCTGCTTCCTGCAGATGGACAGGGGATAATATTCACTATGGAGGCTCTGGAGGTGGAAAAATGAGTAATTCTCTTTTAATGAAGGCCTTCGAGCGTGTTATGGGTTATCCGCAGGGTAATCTCCCCTTCCGAATTCGTACTATCAAGAAGCCTCGTTATAGTGTATATTATGGGAGTGCTATGATTCACTCGATTATGGCAAGAAGGCAATTTTTTATCCATCCTAAATGCGAGCGGTTAATCCTATCGCTGCAGCGGTGGACAATGAAAAAGAACCAGAGCGCAAGATCGAGGGATGAGTGGGGTCATTCAGTCGATGCTCTTCGATACTGCGTAGTCCCAACACTAGAAACTAATAAACTAAATATCCCCGGTAAACTAAGGATCTACTAATGTATATTAATCTACCTATTAAGCCTCTCGCTCCTACTGCAGATGAGCAGGAGAGATGGAGCCATACAGCACTACGGAAGCGAATGATTATTGGAGCCTGGGAGCAAGATCTAGAGGATGAACTCGCTAGGCATCTTCCAGCAGATCGGAGAGAGGCCTGGGGTCCTGCGGATCTCTCCTCCAATCCCTTCGAGCAGATCACTAGACAGCTGAGCGTTCTATATCATGAGGTCCCAGCAGTAACTAATCTTAACGGAGATATCTCTGCGTTAACTGCGAGAGAGGGATTAGTTACCCAGGCTGGACTATGGCAGCTCATGCAGAGAGCCCAGCAGATGGTAATCGGACTACGAGAGAGTGCAATCCGGATAGATGTTAATCCTCATGTACAAGGTGCTCCTACTATTGCACCGGGTATCCAATATAGAATAGTTACTCCAGATCTCCTATATTGCGAAGCCCATCCAGACCAGCCCGATATCCCCGTTTATTATCAAGAGGCTAGGCTCCGAGAGTTCGAGGGGAAGCCTATCTGGGTAGCAGATGTACTCGATATCCGAGATCCACAGATGCCGATCTTCGGAATGTTCGAGATCAATAAGGATGGAGCACTCGGTAAAGATATGAGTATGGAGTTTATGGGCCATCCTACTCACAGAGGAGAGGATTATCCGTACCGAGATGGAGAGGGGAATCCTTTCCTTCCTGTAGTTCTATACCATGCGGAGAAAACTGGATTCCTATGGGATGCTTATAACGCTTCTCAGATGGTATACGGTTCTCTTACTTCTGCGGTTCTCTATTCTATGTGGGTACATCTTGTAAGAGATGCCTGCTGGAGTCAAAAATATGTAGCAGGCCTCTCCGTTGCTGGACTCTCTCAGATAGATCAAAATGAGATAGCCCGGAGATCTTCTATTGCTACAGATCCATCCTCGATTCTAGTATTTACACAGGATCCAGATGCTCAAGGGCAACCCTTAGTAGGCTCCTTCTCTATTCCTACGGATCCTCACGCTCTGTTAGAATCTATCTCTAAATACGAGATGCGAGTAGGATTAGCAGCAGGCCTCTCTCCAAGCGAACTAAGCAGAACGAATGGAGATCCCCGCTCTGGTTATGCTCTCGCAGTATCGAAGAGCGGACAAAGAGAAGCCCAAAAGAAATTCGCTCCTGTATTTCGATTGGGGGATGAGGAACTATTAGCAAAAACTGCTATGCTCGCTAATCGCTTCCTCGGAACATCTCTCCCAGAGGTTGGATATAGAGTATCCTATCATTCAATGCCATTAACCCCGGAAGAGATGCGAGCACAGAGAGAGGATATAATCGCTAAGATGCAGGCTGGATTAATCTCTCCAGTTCAAGCGGTTATGATGATGTATGAAGATATGGACCAGAGAGAGGCTCGAGAGTATCTTCTGCAGATTCGAAGAGAGCGAGCGGAGTTTATGTAATGAACTGCGAGGAGTGTAAGAAGCCCATCGAGGAGATAAAGGATTCTATCGTAGAGTGGATATCCTGCGAGGACTGGGCTCTTTCTATGTACGTTAGACTAGTCCATCCGGGCTGCTGCTATTACGAGAAGAGAAGGGAGATACTCGAGGAGATGGATGCTAATGATCATTGGCTCCCACTCGCAGATATAGAAACTCTTCTCGATATAGCCTGGGAGATGCCTTGGGATGATAAGATTCTAGCAGAATCTGCATTTATTCGATATATTAGACAAAGAAACCATAACGGAGGTACAAACCATGAAGACAATAAACCATGAAGGAGTAGAGTACGTACTTAAAGCGGATATCGAGGCTGCTTTTAAGGATCGTATCTCTAAGTTAAGCGCTAGAGCAATCCAAGCGGAGGAAGCAGCGAAGGCTCTCCAAGAAACTCTAGATAATCAATCTGGAGAACTTACAAAAATCTCTACTTTACAAGAGAAAGTAACTACTCTCGAGCAATCTTTACAAGAAGCGGAGAGTAAATACTCTCGAGTATCTATGCTATCGGATCTAGGATTTACAGATCCCGATCTTCGAGATGCGGTAGAATGGGCTTATAGTAGAGCGAATAGCGAAGCATCCTTGGAGGATTGGATTAAAGGTATCAAGGAGAATCCAGCGGAGGCTCCAATGGTTCTTAGACCTCATCTCCAAGCGAACGCAACTCCAGAGGCTTCCGCAGAAGCATCTCCAAGCGCAGAAGCAGCCCCGGAAGTCCAAGCGGAAACAGTAGAGAGCCCATCTCTCCTTCCTCCTCGAACGAATACAGGAGCAAAGCCTGCTCCAGTACAGAGCGGAGATATCCTCTCGAGAGTAGGAAGCGGAGATCTAGACTTTTATGAGCAGAATCACGAGGCTATTAAGAAGGCCTGGAGACAACAGAAGAGAACTCGAACTTATTAAAGAAGATACATTCTAGGAGGTACCTATGGCACTTGATCTAAGAGGAGAGAGAGCAGCCTGCTTTGTGAGAACTTTCACAGCAAACCAAACAGCAACAGAGATCCAGATCCCAGCGATTGCTACTACTGTTACAATCGGATGTGAGAATCACTCCATATACTGGAGTCATGAAGGAACCGAGGGCCAGACTCTCGGAGCCAATAAGGACTTCATCGCAGGAGGAGCGAAGATGGCTATTAAGGCTGGGAGAGGTAGAAACAAGATGGATACTATTTACATCGCTACCAAGAGTTCTTCCTCTGCTACTGTTACTCTAATCTTCGAGGAGGAATAATGGCTCTATATTCCTCTCCTGGTTCTTCTAGACCGGAAGTCCATACCTTCTCCAATTCTACTCAAGTTATCATTACTCATAATCTGGGCTATAAACCGATGATCGAGATTATCCTAAGTGATGGCACGATAGCAGAAGGGCTCGTAACTCATAATAG